AGTACAGAAACTATTCGGATAAGAAAATTAAATCATGCAAATCTACACATTGATTGTGATTATGGTGCTGCTCAAGAACTCAACGAATTTTTTAGTTTCTATGTACCCGGATATCGCTTCATGCCAGCTTTCCGGCGAAAAGTATGGGATGGAAAAATAAGATTATTCGATACTCGTAGCGGAGAACTTCCAGCTGGTCTAATATATCATCTAATTCAATTCTGTAGAACGCGTGGTTATGATCTAGATCCTATCCGTACTGCATATGGCATGCCACACGCCGAAGATAAAGTTGAAGGAAAGGACATAATTAGATTTGTAGAAAAAATGAATTTGCCTTTTAAACTTCGAGAATATCAGTTTATGGCAGTCATGGAAGGTATGCGAAAAAGACGTGCTATTTTAGTATCTCCTACTGGTTCAGGTAAATCTCTTATCATTTATGTTTTGCTTTCTTACTTTCTTAGTGTATTACGAGGTGATAGCGAACAAAGAGTACTTGTTATTGTACCGACTACATCGCTCGTAGAACAGATGACATCTGATTTTAAAGATTACAATTGTCCGGAATCTCTTATTCACAAAATTTATTCTGGTAAAGAAAAGGATCCCGGTGCACCGATCGTAATTAGTACATGGCAATCGATATATAAATTACCTCGATCATGGTATGAACAATTCGGAATGGTAATTGGTGATGAATGTCATGGATTTAAATCAAAATCATTAATGCAAATTATGAATAAAGCAACAGAAGCCGAATATCGCTTTGGAACAACAGGAACTCTCGATGGAACTCAAACACATGAGCTGGTCCTTCAAGGACTCTTTGGAAAAATATACAAAGTCACAACAACTAAAAAGCTACAGGATAACGATACGCTTGCTCAACTCAATATCAAACGAATCATACTTGATTACTCAGAAGAAGTACGTAAGGACTTTGGTAAGCGAACGTATCAAGATGAAATTCAGTGGATTGTCGCAAACGATAAACGAAACAACTTTATAAGAAATTTAGCGCTAGATCAGCAGGGTAACACACTCGTTCTATTCAACTTTGTCGAAAAACACGGAAAACCACTATTTGATTTAATAAATAACAAAGTAGATGAAAATAGAAAAGTGTTCTTTGTATCAGGCCAAGTCGCAACATCTGACCGCGAAGCAATTCGTGGAATAGTAGAGAAACAGAAAAATGCTATCATTGTCGCATCTTTGGGTACTTTTAGTACTGGTATTAATATACGGAATTTGCACAACATTATCTTCGCATCTCCGTCGAAAAGCCAGATCAGAGTTCTTCAGTCAATTGGACGAGGGCTGAGAAAGTCAGATAATAACGAACCTACTACATTGTACGACATTATAGATAATTTAAGCTATGAAAATCTAAAAAACTTTGCAACTTTACATTCTGAAGAACGGCACCGGATATATGAAAGAGAAAACTTCAACAATAAAACATACAGGATTGCAATATGACACAAACATTTAAGCAATTTAAGCTGACAAACGACGATGAAGTTATTTGTGAAGTACTCGAATGGGACACCGACGAGAATGCTTCTATTATTGTTAGATGTCCTTTGCTCATTATACAAGGTTCGAATATGGAAAAGCACGTTAGATTTTACGCTTTCCGTCCATGGATGGGTTTATGTGATGATCCAGCAATATTACACACAATTAACTCATCACATATTATTGGCGAGGTCAATCCTTCGAATGAATTGCTGCAGCACTATGATAAAACTGTACAGCGAATGATAGCATTGGCGAAAGTAAAGAAAACTGATTTTAATTTTGACGAATTCGAAGATATGACTGACGAAGAAATCGAATACTACGTAGAAAATAAAATAAACAATGTAATCGAAGAAGAAAAACAAGAAGAAGAAATAATTAAATCAGAAGATGCAGATGGCAATATTATCAAATTTAAGCCAAAAAATGATACAATACATTGAGCTCGAGATTTTATAGTATCCCCTCTCCCTAAACTACAGTTTATTATACCATAAAAAATGGTAGTTGTACACCACTATTTTTAAAAATTGAAACAAAAAATACATGTTTACTTTTTAACATTAAAGTGGTATAATAGTATCTACAATAATGAAAGGAAGTAGCAATGGCACGACAAAGACGCGCTAGTATTCACTACGTAAATAATGCTGATTTTTCACAAGCAGTTGTTGAGTATGTTACTTTAGTTAATGAAGCAAAAAAAGCAAACATAGAAATTCCTAAAGTACCAGATTATATTGCTCAATGTTTTCTGCGCATATCTGAAGGATTATCTCACAAAGCTAACTTCATTCGCTATACATATCGTGAAGAAATGGTAATGGATGCAGTTGAGAATTGCTTAAAGGCCGTACTTAATTATGATATTGAAGCAGCTACACGTACTGGTAAACCTAATGCATTTGCATATTTTACTCAGATCACGTGGTATGCTTTTTTAAGACGTATCGCAAAAGAGAAAAAACAACAAGAAATCAAAATGAAGTATTTAACTACTTCTGGAATAGAAAACTTTCTTACGACAGGAGAAGGTGATGATGCTAGTCAATACATTGTTGGTCATTTTGTTGATACTCTTCGAGATCGCATTGGTAAAGTAAAAACATTTGACAGCGAAGTAAAAGAATATGTAAAAAGTGAGAAGAAGAAAAAGCGAAGTGTTAACGCTGATTCTGATTTAACGGAGTTTATGCATGAGTAAGATTAAGCCTAAGTATATAACAACAGTCATTGAAGACGGTGATGATTTGATTATGCCATTTCCCGATACACTAATGGAAAATATGGGATGGAAAAAAGGCGATGTTTTAGAATGGACAATACACGATAATCAAGCATCGATTCGAAAAGTTGAAGATTCCGAAAATATTATGAGAAAATTTGAAGGTCAAAATGAAATTAGCAGTACTGAATGACACGCACTGTGGTATACGTAACTCTTCCGAAATCTTCCTCAACAACGCAGACGAATTTTATTCAAAAGTCTTTTTTCCTGAATGTGAAAAAAGAGGGGTTACACAAATTCTACACCTCGGGGATTATTACGACCACCGCAAGTTCGTAAATTTTAAAGCTTTAAATCGTAATCGTAAAAGCTTTCTAAATGAGATTCGTAAACGTGGTATGTCTATGGATATTATTCCCGGCAATCATGATACGTTCTATAAAAATACAAATGACTTGAATAGCTTAAAAGAATTGCTCGGCCATTTTATGAACGAGATTAATATCGTCATGGAGCCTACAGTCATGGAATACGGGTCATTACGCATGGCTCTTCTCCCTTGGATTTGCAATGACAATTATGAAAAGTCTATGCAATTTATTCGTGACTGCAAGGCTGATTGGCTAGGTGCACATCTCGAGCTCAGTGGATTCGAGCTAATGAGAGGTGTCGAATCGCATGGTGGTATGGATGCTAAACTATTTGAAAAGTTTGAGCTCGTACTCACTGGTCATTTCCATGCTGCATCACGTAGAGATAATATTTGGTATCTAGGTAGCCAAATGGAATTCTTCTGGTCTGATGCCCATGATCCTAAGCACTTTCATATCATTGATACCGAAACTCGTGAAGTAGAAAAAATACGTAATCCTCACACTTTGTTTGAAAAAATAGTGTACAATGACGAAGAAATGGATTATAATAGCTATAAGACGTCACACCTAGCAAACAAATTTGTCAAGGTTGTCGTAGTAAATAAGTCAGATACTTTTACATTTGATCGTTTTATCGATCGCATACAAAATGAAGAAGTGCATGATCTTAAAATAGCAGAAAACTTTAACGAGTTTATTGGTTCCAACGTAGAAGATGAAGGCCTGCAAGTCGATGATACTCCTAAGCTAATGGATGACTACATTGACGGTGTTGACACTGATCTAGATAAAGATCGAATAAAAATCCAGATGCGTGAACTTATGACACATGCGCAGGCTCTTGAGATAGCATGATTATTTTTAAAAAGATAAAATATAAAAATTTCTTATCAACAGGCAATAGCTTTACAGAAATTGACTTACAACAAAGTAAGTCAACTCTTGTAGTTGGTCAGAATGGTGCTGGTAAATCAACAATGCTCGATGCAATATCGTTTGGATTGTTTGGTAAACCACACCGCAATATTACTAAGCCACAACTCTTGAATTCTATCAACAATAAACAGTGTGTTGTTGAAGTAGATTTTTCAGTAGGAGCTGCACAGTTCAAAATTGTACGAGGTATTAAGCCCGGCATATTTGAGATCTGGAAAAACGGTGAGATGATTAACCAGTCTTCTCATGCAAAAGAATACCAACGTATTCTCGAAACTAACATTCTAAAGATTAACCATAAGTCATTCCATCAGGTCGTGGTACTTGGTTCATCAAACTTTATCCCGTTCATGCAATTGAATCCTCATAATCGTAGACTCGTAATTGAAGAGTTACTCGATATTGGTGTATTCTCTAAGATGAATCAAATCTTGAAAGAAGAAATTAATGTCATTAAAGATTCCCTAAGAGAATTCTCCTACAACATAGACCTCACGAAGAATAAGGTAGACACTCAGAAAAAGTATATTGCTGATGTCTCCACTCTGACCGAGGAGAATAGGAGAAACTATGAACATAGGATACATGAATCGCAGAATAGTATCGATGAACTACAGGCTAAGAATAGTGAGCTTAGCTTGGGTCTCGAAGAATCTATCC